TAGTATGGCTCAAGTAATCGAAGGTATCGTAAACTTCTCCAATTTAACCCAACATGACGTTTATATGGGTCAAACGACGGGTAAGTTCACCATGACTATCACCATGTCTGAGGATGACGCAGAATCTCTGGCGTCCCGAGGCGTTAAGATTAAGGACTACGAGGGAGCAAAGCAACGCAAGTTCTCCTCTAAGTTTGACGTTAAGGTCTTAGATGCTGAGGGTAATCCGTTTAACGGTGAGGTACCGTATAACTCTAAGGTGCGCCTTAAGTACAAAGTAGGTCCAGCACACCCTGTGCATGGCTTGAGTACTTACCTAGAGGCCGTTAAGGTCCTAGAGGTAGCTGAGATGGACTCTGAAGACGACAATGGCGACTTCTAAGTTCCTACGCCACGAGAGTTGCCCTTCTTGTGGCTCTAGTGACGCCCTTGCTGTCTATGATGACGGGGGCGCTCACTGCTTCTCATGCGGCCACCATGTTTACGGATCAACTGGAGAAACACAAGTGACTGAAGTAGTACCCAAAGCAGTAGCCTCAGTTAAGATGGACGGCATAGTAGCTGCCATAGGCAACCGTAAGCTATCTAAGGAGACCAGTCAACGATACCAAGTGACGGTTACTTACGATGCTAACGGGGCCATTGAGAAGCATTACTACCCTTACTACAACCCCGAGACGGGTGAACTGGTGGCGTCCAAGGTACGCACCGTATCCCCCAAGGAGTTTTACTCTACAGGGAATATCAAGGGTACAGGTTTGTTTGGGCAGCAAGCGTGTCGTGGGCGTGGTAAGTTTATCACGATCACTGAAGGCGAGTTAGACGCCATGAGCGTCTCTGAGATGTTTGATAATAAGTATGACGTAGTGAGCCTCAAGTCTGCTAGTAACGCTGAGGGGGACATTAAGGAGGCACTAGAGTGGCTTGAGGGGTACGATCAGGTTGTCCTATGCTTAGACCAAGATAAGGCAGGTAAGGCAGCTCTAGAGAAAGTTAAGGACCTCTTTAGTCCCAATAAGCTTCGGGTGTGTGAGCTTCCTATGAAGGATGCCTCAGATATGCTACAGGCTAACCAGATACGTGAGTTTATACGTTGCTGGTGGGACGCTAAGGTCTACAGGCCCGATGGTATTGTCTCAGGACAGGACACTTGGGAGGCCTTGGTTAATAAGAGGAACGTCAAGAGTGTCCCGTATCCTTGGGAGGGATTAAATGACATTACGAGAGGACACAGAGCATACGAGCTTGTCACTATCACCAGCGGCTCTGGCATGGGAAAGTCTCAGTTCATACGAGAGCTTGAGTATGATCTCTTACGAAGAACTGAATCCAACATTGGTGTACTTGCACTGGAGGAAGACGTTGCACGTACATCGTTGGGAATCATGTCGGTGGCAGCGAACAGGCCTCTACACTTGGAAGAAGACACACCTATTGATGAGCTTAGACCATTCTGGGAAGCAACGATGGGTACAGGACGCTACTATCTATTTGACCACTGGGGGTCAACGTCAGCCGATAATCTACTCTCGCGAGTCAGGTATATGGCGAAGGCCTTGGATTGCAGATACGTCATCCTCGACCACCTATCCATCGTTGTTTCTTCTCAGGAGAACGGAGATGAACGGAAGGCCATTGATGAGATAATGACGCGCCTACGCTCTCTGGTGGCTGAGACTGGGATCACCTTGTTCCTAGTGTCACACCTCCGTAGAACGTCAGGTACAGCCCATGAGGACGGTGGTAAGATCAGCCTTCAGGACCTCAGGGGTAGTCAGAGTATCGCTCAGTTATCTGATATGGTCATAGGCATGGAAAGGGATCAACAGAACGAAGATCCTGAGATACGTAATACCACCAGTGTTAGGGTACTGAAGAATCGCTACAGTGGGCAGACAGGTCCCGCGTGTTGGCTTCAGTACGACTTAGACACGGGTAGAATGTCAGAGGTCCCTAAGCCTACCACAGGAGATGAGGTAGAATTTTGAGCAACTATGTGTACTGTGACATAGAAACCGATGGGTTAAACCCTAGTGTTATCTGGGTCGCCTGTTGTAGACACAACGGAGTCACGGAGGTCATTTGTAATGAAGAAGATTTTAAGGCGTATGTCGAAGGTAAAGAAGAAGCTAAGTGGGTATTCCATAATGGCATTGGTTTCGATGTTCCTGTGGTGGCTCGTCTTTGGAATTTTACTTTCCCTAGGAACTCTATCGTTGACACCTTGGTTCTCTCAAGGTTAGCAGACCCTAGTAAGTCCGGCGGGCACTCTCTAAGGAACTGGGGTAACATCTTAGGCTTCCCTAAGGGTGACCATAGCGACTGGAGCCGACTCTCAGAGGAGATGATTACCTACTGTATGCAGGACGTAGAGGTCACTCAGGCTGTACACGAGAAGCTACTCAAGGAACTCCAAGGGTTCTCTCAGGAGTCTCAGGATCTAGAGCATCAGGTCGCGTGGTGCACCATGGATCAAGAGCGCAACGGGTGGCTTGTGGACCAGAGGAAGTGTTATGACCTCTTAGGCATCTTTAAGGAGCGTATGAATGTCATACAGGATGAACTACAAGATACTTTCCCCCCTATCGTTGAGCAGAGGGTTTCAGAGAAGACGGGGAAGCAACTCAAGGATAAGGTCACGGTATTCAACGTCGGATCAAGAGACCAGATTGCTACCCGACTTGCTACTAAGGGTGCGGTGTGGACGGAGGTCACTCCGACAGGAAAGCCGATGGTTGACGAGAGAACCCTCAAGGAAAACTCGCATGTACCCGAGGCGGCACAAGTTCTGGAGTACCTTCTACTGCAAAAGAGGTACGCCCAAGTTAAGAGTTGGCTAGAGCACACTGAGGAAGACGGTAGGGTACACGGTAGGGTCATAAGTAACGGTGCTATCACTGGGCGTATGACTCACAGGAACCCTAACATGGCTCAGGTGCCCTCTAGTAACTCTGTGTACGGTGAGGAGTGCCGAAGTTGTTGGATGGTACCAGAGGGTAAATCCTTGGTTGGCTTCGATGCCTCTGGTCTTGAGTTACGCATGTTGGCACACTACATGGATGATGAGGAGTTCACTAATGTCTTACTTAAAGAAGATATTCACACCAGAAATCAACTGGCAGCAGGGCTTGACACAAGACCTCAAGCAAAGACTTTTATCTATGCCTTCCTTTACGGGGCAGGAGACGCCAAAATCGGAAGTATCGTCGGAGGATCTTCAGGAGACGGTAGAAAACTTAAGCAAAGGTTTCTACGAAATACACCTTCTCTTGAAGCTCTACGAGAACGAGTTGGAAACGCTGCTCAACGTGGTCATCTCAAAGGACTCGACGGCAGAAAGCTTTGGGTTAGGTCAGAACACGCAGCACTGAATACACTCCTACAGGCCGCTGGAGCCATAGTGATGAAGAAGGCCTTAGTGCTTCTTGAGGACTACGCTAACCAGTGGAAACTTGACTACAGATTTGTGGGGAACATACATGACGAAGTACAAACGGAAGTTGCCACCAAAGACGCCCAAAAGTTCGGCTGGTTGGCTGTGGAATGCCTCAAGGCAGCAGGAATCCACTACAGCCTCAGGTGCCCCCTCGACGGAGAGTACAAGGTCGGACAGACGTGGGCAGAAACTCATTGAACAAAAACTTAAGGAAAGCGTTGACTCAGAGAGTAAATTCTGATATAATTATAGTATAACTTAAGGAGAAACAAATGGCAATAGGTAAAGTTACAGATCCTAACCGCCTAGGAGACATAGCTGAACATTACGTGGTCACTTGGCTTTGGGATGAAGGGTACGAAGTGTTTACTAATGCTGGTTGCACAGGCCTAGTAGATATGATAGCAATGAAGAACGGTGTCCCCGTGTACATCGACGTTAAAGCGAAGAACACGGATAAGGACTGGGGACACAGCAGGACCGAGGAACAGAAGAAGCTACGTGTACAAGTAGTGGAGTTCAACGGTAACACTAGGAAATCACGTTGGGTGGAGCATCAGGAATGAAAACAGTAGATACATTAGTGGACGATATATACGCCCTAATGGTTTCTAAAGAGGTGCCCAAGGGTGTCTCCCTAGAGGCTGAGATAGACAGGTTTGGAGTCCACTGTAAGGACCTCATGCGAACCTTGTTTACCAAAGAGCGTGATGATCGTAAGTTACGTATGTCCAACATAGGACGCCCAGATAGGTTCCTATGGAATGCTGTTAATAATCCACAGGAGCAAGAGGAGTTCACAGGTAACACCTACGTTAAGTTTATGTACGGACACCTGATCGAAGAGATGCTGATATTTCTCACTAGACTCTCAGGGCATGAGGTGACAGATGAGCAAAAGAAGTGTGAGGTCGCAGGTATCAAAGGCTCTATGGACTGCAAGATTGACGGCATTGTCACAGACGTTAAGAGTACTTCCTCTTTTGCCTTTAAGAAGTTCAAGAATGGAAACCTTGCTTACGATGATCCTTTTGGATATGTGGCTCAGATCAAAGGATACGCACACTCCGAAGGAGAAACAAAGTTCGGATGGTTAGCCATGGATAAACAGAATGGTCACCTAACATACCTCATGTATGACTCTGAAGACACAGGACACTTTTGTTACGACAAGATTTCCTACGACATAGAGGAGCACATAGAACGCGTAAAAAAACTAGTGGAGCAACCTACACCTCCCAACGTCTGCTACCAGCCTATCGCAGATGGAAAGAGTGGCAACCAGAAACTCGCCGTAGGGTGCTCATATTGCTCATACAAAGGAACCTGTTGGCCTTCTCTAAGAGCCTTCAAGTATTCTTCAGGTCCACGTTATTTAGTAGAGGTACGCAATGAGCCGAAGGTCGAAGAGATCAGCCTCAAGCAATTTTAGATCAGAGTTTGAGAACACAGTTAACACACAATTAAACCACGAGGGATTCACCTATGAAACAGAGAAAGTACAGTATAACATTCCTAGGGTATACACTCCAGATTTCGTCCACGCTTCGGGAGTCTTGGTGGAGTGCAAAGGCTTCTTTAGGGAAGGAGACACGCAGAAATACAAAAGTATTGTCGACTGCTTACCAGACCACCGTGAGTTAGTCTTCGTACTAATGAAACCTAATCAGAAAGTCAGGAAGGGTACTAAGCTAACTATGGCTCAGTGGTGTGAGAAACACGGAATCAAGTGGTACTCACTGGATACCCTAGAGGAGCTAGTCAGCTATGTTAACTCTTGAGGAAACTAAGGAACGTATCTTGAAGCTATATGACCCAGACGATCTACTAGAGGCCCTACAGATTAACTCAGAGGAGATACTAGAGAGGTTTGAAGATAAACTAATCAACCGCCTAGAGAAGTTCTGGGAAACTGTAGAGGATGAGGAGGAATACGAATG